CTGTCGCCTGTAGCTGTGTCGTACTTCTCCATTGGAGAAAGCTCTCCTGCCCACGGCCGGCGTGCGGTGCCGTACTCGGATATGGGATACCAGTAGGTGGTCCACACAGGCTTTGCCACAGCTCCGCTATCAGGAAGGATGTCAGGATCAAGGACGAGGGGCGAATCCGCGCCCGGAAGATGTACGGGGCTATTGGCCCAGTCCATGGGCTCCTTGAGCTTCGATGGGGTGGTCCTCTCACCGCAGGAGCATGTAAGGGCCACTAGTCCTATATTTAAAATAAATCTGTTCATAGTACCTCCAGAACTACATCTAGCATTTCTATGTAAATGTTGCTAGTGGGTATTTACAGAATGCTGCCAAATCTTGGTATAAGTAGTGTAGAATAAATTCTGCATTTACGCATAATCAATCCTAAAAACCTTTAACAGGAGAAAGGTATATATGGCACAGAAGAAGTTCAAAGCCCGCAAGGGTGCGCCCTTTACAGACAAAGATGCAAAGGTAATAGGTAACTACCTGTCTAAAGCATTCCCAGATGGATCTCCAGACCCAGAGACAATCGTGGATATAGCCAAAGACAAGAAAAACCCTATCCACAAGTATTTTGACTGGGATGATAAGAAAGCAGCAGAGAAGTGGAGAATCCTCCAAGCGCAACGAATGATACAGATGGTCTATATAGAACTGACCCCAGAAGTGGATCTTAGGCAGTGGGAGAGTGTTGTGGTAGATGGAAAACGCAGATACCAGGACTCTAGGACCATTAGGAACGCCCCTGATCTGGTCGACCAAGTTATCCAGTCAGCACTTCTTCAGCTGGAGTACTGGCAGAAGAAGTACAGCATCTACAGCTCTCTAAAACCTCTGGTAGCAGATATTACAAAGGTAAGAGAAAAGCATTCTAAAGAACTGATGGTGAAGAAAAAACCCGTAACTAAAAAGACGGTAAAGAAAAAGAGTAAGGCAGCCTAGCTTTAGTGCATGGTGCATTAAGGAACAGGCTTCTTTATAAACAAAGGAGACATTTATGGGAAGACCAAAAAAGAACGAAACCCCCGCGACAGAGCCTAGCAAAAAGGCAGGAAAAGCAAAGAAGGAAGAGGCAGCTCAAGAAAAGGTAATCAAGGTTGCCCCGATTGAGTTTGGCTACGTGAAGGTAACTCTTGTAGGAGAAACCCCGCTTCTCGTCAAGAAGTGGTCTGAAAAAGCTGCCAGGGAGATGGCTGACAAGCAGGAAGGGAAAGCCGTACCTAAAAAGGCACAGCGCGACCCGCAAAAAGAGTACCGCGACTCCATGTACATCGTTCCGGGAACTGAAAAGAAACCCGTCTACGCCGTGCATGCCGGAGGTATCAAAAAGTGTTTGGTGTCTGCCACCCGCTTTGTTGAAAACCTCGCAAAAACCGATGTGAGGGGAGCCTTCCATGTTGTGAATGCGGCGGAGGGAAACTTAATCCCAATCAAGACGAAAGGGCCAAACTTTGACGACCAGATCGGTAGGATCGGAGGAATCCAGAAGACCGCCAACCACATCTATCGTGCTCGTTTTGATGATTGGGAATGCACGGTAGAAATTAAGTACATGAAGAACGCTATCACAGTTGAGCAGATCCTTATGCTCTTTGAGATCGGCGGTTTCTCAGTAGGCCTTCACGAGTTCCGCCCCGAAAGAGACGGAACCTACGGTATGTTCAAAGTTAAGCGCGCATAATATGCGCGTTTTGCTTTGGCCCTACAGTGTAGGTCTGAAATGGCAGGATCGGCCAGGCCCGGAGAGGATCGGAATGGTGTGCAGTGGACTGGAGCGGCAGGATGGGATTGGCTTGGAGTCTGCGCGGAGCGTCTTGGAATGGATCGGCAGGAGGGGAATGGAACGGATCGGGATGGAGGGGTCTGGAATGGAAGGGATAGGCGTAGAAGGGAGCGGCAGGAACGGAAGGGACCGTTATGGAATGCCTTGGATTGGAATGATGTGGATTTGAGGGGCAGGAGAGGATGGGACGGGATTGGTGTTGGTCGGATCGGTAAGGCACGAAAAGGAACGGAGAGGCAGGAGGGGAAGTGAAGGGTTCAGATGGGTATGCCGCGGATTGGGCAGGCGTGTATCGGCAGGATAGGAGGGGAATGGAAGGGATTGCATCGGACCGGTTAGGAGAGGATCGGCAGGAGAGGAATGGAGTGTCGTGGATAAAACAGGCATGGATCGCAAATGATGGGCGGGTATTGGATCGGCAGGAATGGATGAGATAGGTATGGATGGGATCGGACTGCAATGGAACGGCAGGACTGGAGAGGACGGGAAGGGAAATGCTGGGAGTGGGTTGGAAAGGAATGGATAGGACCGGACTGGCAGGAATGGTAATGCACGGACGGGAATGCTGTGGATCAGCTCGGATCAGAAAGGCAGGAAGGGAAATGCTGGGAGCGGAACGGAGTGTTACGGATGGGAGAGGATAGGAGGGGCCGGCAAGGTCTTTCCAATAGAACATAAGCCCACCTCAATGCCGGAGGTGGGCATTTTTTAACAAAGGAGGAAACATGCCAAAACTATCAAAATACCGTAAGCCAGATGACCCTGTTAATTACACACCAAAGGCGTTCTGGGACAAGTTAAATCTCATTACCAGAGAGTTTTACAACAAGGATGAGCGGCTCAAGGAGGTCATGGAAAAAGCACTGCTAATCTACTTTGTATTGCAAAGCGAGAAGACCGCGCCTTGGGCTGCTACATCTGCTGTGTCTGCGCTGGCCTACTTTATCTTCCCTGTTGACGCTATATGCGATCTGATTCCGGTTTTTGGATACTGTGATGATATCGCAGTCATGTCTGCTTGTATTGCCGCTGTTGCGTCATTTGTAGACGACAAAGTACGAGAACAAACTAGAAAAAAACTAAGAGAATGGTTTTGAATATGAAAGGAGGAAACATGAAAAAATCGTTTCAAAAAGTAATCCTTCGTTGTCCACTATGTGATTACGAAGAAAAAAGAGAGGTCGAGATTGGAGAGTCTCTGGAAGGAACCATCTGCCCAAACTGCGGTGAGGGGGAGATGTCGGAAACCCTTGTTGACAACAAAGATGAGGAGATAGTCTGATGGAGAAAAGCATAAAAAGAGACGTGCAGGCTGGGCTTATGATCGCCCTTGAAGTGGGCATGGTCCACGATATTGCTAGGCTCACAAAACTCATGAAAACCTACGGCCAGAAGGTGGACGAGCTGTCAGAGCAGATACAATACATGTCGGCCAGCCCGGAGGATAGATCAAGGAAGGAGCAGCAGATGATAAAGAGAATGCAGGCCCTCAACAATATCGTCCGAGAGATTCATAAGATGACATTCGAGATAGGGCAGGTGTGAATAATTAACCTAAGATAGGAGAAAACATGTTTGAAGTAGTTGCCAAGGTAGTGATTAACGGCAAAGAGTACGAGAGAGTAAAAGAGACCGCAACAGGGTACGAAGCCGTACGTTATCGGTATGATAACAAAGCCGGTTTCACATCAAGAGGCTGCCCCACAGTCTGGCTCGATGATGCCCCCGACTTTATACAGGCGATACTGGCTCTTTCGCGTATGAAGGCAGAGTAAGGGGACGAAGCCCCTTTCTTTTTAGCTATCCCGGAATGAGAGAGTTAAGGTAGCCCTGCTGACCTATGCCGTCAGGAATATCAAACGTAAAACGCCTGCTTTTGCCGAGATAAATATCCGACGAGAGCTTAGCATACAGAAGACTGTGAAAGAAATCATCTGGATTATGGGACGAATGATCATATTTGATCTCACGCCGGTACTCCACATACTCAGAGTAAATACCCAAGATGTCCTTGGCGTACTGCTCAAACTCCGACCATCTCGGGAACTCCACGAACTTCTGCTTAATATCGAAAAAAAGCTCCGACATCATAAAGTTACGGTGCAAATGATATCGAGACCCCGTCACGTCCCACTTTAACTTCTGCTTGAGTTTGGGAAGGTGCTGGTACTGGACCACCCGCTTGGGACCCAGAATCCTCACCAGCTGATTGTTTACCCCCCAGCCATGGCCCCAGTCCACCCCACACAAAGTAACGCCCAGAGCGTTGCAAATGCGTGCTATGTCCCTCACCACGTAATCCGGCTCGACCTCTTTTCCCATGTACCGTTTTACGAGAAGTGTCCTCCACACCTTTTGGTTAATGTATGCGCCAATAGTGAGCACCGTGTAGGACGCACTCCTGACCTTACCGCCCGCCGATTTCTCAGACCCATCATTACCCTCACCCCAGTCGACTCCGGCGGTCAGATGGTACTTTTTAGACTCCGCAACATGGTTGTTGAGCAGCGCAGGGTTCCAAAGTCCGAAATCCCTGCAGCACGAAATTAGCTCATCCCTTGTGATCGGCTTCGAGGCGTTATCATACGAAAGCCCCAGCACCTCGTTATAAAACTGCCCAAACGGGTAGTTATCGCGCTTCCAAAGTAGCTTCACCCACTGCGCCGCTAGCCCACAGATCCACGGTACCATCAGCTGCGGAATGCGGTAGCCCTGTATGGGAGAGTTCTGTCTGAAAGATACCCACCTGCCATGAAGGTGAGGGTAGATAGGCTTCGCACACTTTGCACATACCGGCCCCGGCGGCAGCTTGCCCTTGGCGTAAAACTCCGTGGGGGCTATATTGGTCTCATCAAGGAAGTTCTGCTTACCGCAGTGCTGGCACTTCACGATCCACTCGTTCTGAGTCGTGGCCTTCCAATAGTCCTCGATCGGATTATCATGACTTTTGGGGGTTCCTGCCATAAGGATTCTGGCATCCAAGAAGTGCGACGTACACTCCATAATAACCGGAATTTCGCTTCCAATGAAATCCTGTATCTCATCGAGACACAACACTCTTGCGCTGATCCCGCGGGTCCTGTCAGCACTTCTAAACGCTGAGCGCAGGAAGATAAACGAGCCGTTGGTGAATCCTTTTTCAAACACCTGCGTGCTTATCGAGGAGTCCTGGAAGTACTTCGCAATGAATGGGCTTTTTTCAATCGCTGGCCGCAGCTTCTCGTTGGAGAACTGTCTTGTCTGTGTGTGGGAGGGTGAGACGTACAGGGCCTTATTGTAGGGCTGCACGATCGATGTGATTGTAAGGTTGTTGCCGACGAAAGTCGTCTTTTCAACTTGGCGCGCGGTCTTAAGCAGTACCTGCCTATCATCACGATCGTACACCGGCCTCAAGTAGTCTCTTCCTGCGAAGTCAAATTTCTTTCCGTCGAGGTGAAGGATGTTGTGAACGAAGTCGCTTCTCCGGGCACGGATGATCTTCCTGAGAGTGCCGTCGAGGTTCACGGCCGACATCACTTTTGCCACGGACTTTTGGCTTACCATAGTGGGCTCGTCGTTGAAATCCCTATCTGCCATTTCGGCAGTACCAAA